TGCAGGCACGCCCTCAGGCTTGCCATCGTCGCGGTAGTAGATTCTTGTCAGGATGCAATCTGGCTTCCTGACCTCTTCAAGCGCTTCCGACAGCTCCGAGTGACTCAGGGGGGGTAGTGTTTTTGTACAGTTCAAACCAGTCGTCAATGTATTTGATCCACTCATCACCTTTGCAGTCGACTGCGATTCGGCGAATGCAATCATCTCTGCTGCACTCCATGAAGACAGGCTCTGCTCCGATCCGCTTGATCATTTGCTCGCGCCTGTACTTGTCAGCGTATCCGCCGATTACCCAGGCGTTGAACCATTTCCCTGTCCGTGTTGCGATCTTGTCAATCAACAGATCGTGTATTGCAAACGCCATGCCAGTCAGCTGTCCCGGCTTGTCATACTGTGGTCGACCTGATATCGCCTGATAGATCAGATCCATATCGACGATCAGATCGCCCCGGTTCGCGTGCTCTGTCACGTATTCGGTGATCCCTGACAATGGCGGACCATAGACCAGATAGACGTGCTTATCAACGTTCATGGCACGCCCATGCTTGATGTTGTGGCACCTGATGCACATGAGTGTTATGTTCTTGGGATTAAGCGATATGTTGTAGTCGTTGATATTGGCTACAGTGAGTTCTATCTTGTGATGCGCATTGATCTGAGATAGGTCCTTGAGATACTGGGTTTCACATTGGGCACATCGATAGTCACGTTCATTCAGCAGTTGTCTTCGTAATGTCATCCACTCATCAGACGCATAGAATGATGCCAGGCTGTTCCACATGTCAAAACTCCTTGAGCTCATCCATCTTCTTCTGATGCTCGAACTTATTCTCATCCAACAGTTGTCTTTGGGGATTTCTAGAGAATTCCTCAGGACAACGATTAAATAGCCATAACGCGCAGGCGCCGACATCTGGAGCTATATGCTTGACCTTTGTTTCTGTCAAAACCATCTCACGCGCCATGCTTTTTGGATCAATGCGGGCCTGATATGTTTTCTCTTCGACCTCATATCCGCACGCGCGTTTATATAGCGCCATCCTGACATTATTGTCAGAATGATTCTTGCCTCTCTTTATGGCCTCTACAAATTCGTGATGTTTTTTTTGGAGGTTGTAAAATGTCGCCGGAGAGATGCCCAGTGCTGCAGCGATCTGGTCATCGAGCATGCCAAGGCGTGCGAATAAAGTGACATCATTCAGCCGGTATTTTATTTCTTCCCATTTGCTCGGCCGCCCTGCCACATAAAGTCACCTGCGCTTTCTCTTTTGTATTCTCCATTGTGATGATTATTACCGTGCTTTAAGTGGCAGCCTGACGCCGATGCCTACCCTGCAGGAGGTAACAGGTTCAGCATCAGGCGCTGTCTGTGTCAGGCTTTCACCAGATACATGAGGACATGGCCCAGGATGCGGCAGACAGAAGACTTGAGTAGGCTCATATCCCTCTGATCTCATCGTTACTGAGGCCCATCGACATGGTATCTTGCACACACTGCCACCTCATCTACACGTAAAAGCCGCCCATCACTGAGCGGCCCTCATTCGATATTGCTTTCACTTTAATTATCTCATTGGCGTCAACGTCACGTTTTTGTCATGAGGTTGACTGTTTTTCAGATTTAAGGCCATTGATTCCGAAGAACAAGATGCTGATCCTGTCATATCCATCCCGTATGTCACGATAGATAGTCTCGACACTGCAGTCAAACATGTCTGCCAGCTGCTCATTCGTGAATGGTCTGCCCCTGCCATCCGATCCACCTGCAGGATCCACATACTTTCTCACGATCACGTTGTATGGCCGCTCATTACCGTCCATTCTGCATAGCGCCCCGTAAGTGTCCAGTGCCTTGACCATATGTGCCATGAGCGTGAGCGTGTCCATGCGGCTTTGCGTGATCGCTCTGATCTGGCTGCTGATCTGGTAGTCCGCTATGTACCAGTCCATGCTGTCGACTGCATTTTCACAAAAGGCTTTCAGGTATCGATAATGCTTCAGCGCGATCTTTACGTCATGTCTGCAATTCATTGCATACCCTCCAGCTTCTGCATGTACTTATTGAGCGTCTCGATGTTCCGTTCCTTTATAAGCCAATGGATCCTATCATGAAGTCGGCCGATTGTAAGCCGCAAAGGTATATAAGTCACGATTACTCCCAGGGCAAAGCCGATCATCAGGGCGACTTCTGGTATCACATGCGCACCTCTCTGGACATTCGGCGCCACTTCTGGCGATTGTTCTGTTCACCTCGATGCTTAACCATCCACTTCACGATATTCCAGTAATAAGTCAGCACTGACTGTTTCATGGGTTCTTCTCTTGACTGGCTGGAGCTGGTCACGGTCAGATTGTCAGTCTTCATTGTCATCGCCCTCCTCAATCCTGATGAATCGTGCTTTACGCTTGCCCATGAGCCCGGAGATACTGTTCTTGTGAATGGCGTGGCTGATTGTTGCCGGTGATGTGTGTAGCTGCCTAGCGGCGTCATGAGCTGATGCATAGATAGCCATCGGCAACTCGAACTTATCCGCAGATACTGCAATGATCATATGATCGTCTCCAACCGTTCGTCGATATCCCGGACGCCGGCGCCGATCGCCACGCCCCGGAGAAATGCGATCTGCTTCTCAAATCGATTGAAATCCGCGGTCAGTCCTGACTTTGCCGTTTCCGACCTAATTGCTTCAATCGCCTTATTCAGTCCTGCAGTGTCAACTTCGATATCAACCTTGATTGAACCGGCTTTGCTTCTATGACGAAACTTTGGTGTAGGTTTGTAATTTTCGATCGGCACACATCGATCCAGCATGTCGTCAAACTCCGCTGTCTCTCCGCTGGTAGTCGGCTGTGGCTCTTCTAGTGGCATTTCGGCGATCATCTTGTCTATTTCAGCATCGAATATCTTGTTGATCACTGCTGCTACACGCTCTATTTTTGGCATTGGATCCGGCTTAACACTAGACCCGACATTCGGCGGATCTGTCTGAATGGCTTCTGTCGGCTGGTATCCGCCGGCTGTCTTTTTGGCAGAAATTCCATTCGGCGGCAGATTACCGTTTCTTTCTCTCCACGACTTCACAGACGGTCCGCTGATTTTCAAAGCCTTGCAGATTGCTGTGTCGCTCTTGCCCTGGTTGTATAGATCCTCGACTTCGATATAATTGACCTTGCTCATGTCGATTCCTTTCTCTGGTATCCCCACAATCTCTTTGATGTGGTCCGTTGTTGTCGCATTGAGCTGTGCCAGTATTGTAACCGGGTGACAGCTGGGTTTCATGTCGCGGTATCGCATCCGGATTTCGTTGTCTGTCATGACCAACGTTCTCATGGGCGTCTCCCGTTTGTGCTGGCACTCTCAATCAGTTCTGATCAAAGCGCCTTGTTGCCGTGTCGATATGGTCTTGTCCTGTTGTAGTCCATTTTTTCAGCGATTGCCCGATCGAGGTCGATTCCGTATAGCCCGCACATGTCCGCGATCCGGATCACCACGTCGGCCAGCTCTGCAGGCACGCCCTCAGGCTTGCCATCGTCGCGGTAGTAGATTCTTGTCAGGATGCAATCTGGCTTCCTGACCTCTTCAAGCGCTTCCGACAGCTCCGAGTGACTCAGGGCTATTAAGTCTCCGAATGATCTTGGTTCGTCATGCCATCCGTGCTCCAGTGCGTTGTCATGGGCATCGATCACGATTTGTTTGATGTTCATTTGTTGTCCTCCAAGAGTATGATTGCCGACTCTATTTTCTTGTTGAGGCGTTTTGCCAGTTCGTATTCCAGAACCGCGCCTTTTGAGTTTTCCCACCCTGGCAGCTGGATGATCATGTCCGCGATCCTGACTGCCGGGTAACACAGTTCCATGTATTGCCAGTGCTCCATGCCGTCCGGATGCACTGCCGGATTGAGGACGATATGATTCCGGTCTTTAAGCAGCTTCTCGACGTGATCAAATAGCGGTCTGTTGAGTGCCGGTATCCCCGTCATCGGACCAGATATGAAAACGATCAGTGAAATCACTCTCCTTTGTTGTTTCTCAATAGCCCACAATTACGAGTTAGCTAAATTTTCCGTCGCGCATGAATCTTCGAAACATCACCGAACATTTGTCGCACAGCACATAATCACAATTGCAGTAATTGTGTGGGCCGTATCCGAATACGGCGACTTCTTTGAGTTTGTTTATTCTCGTAATTGGCCAACCACTGTCGTTGATTTTGTTTCCACATCTGTCACACACTTCATAATTGATTCGCCCCATCACTCGTCACCTCGCTTTAATGGGCACCAGCCGGGTTTTGCTTCGAATAAATCTGTTTTGGCCAATTCTCGCCCTGTCAAATAACAATGCACATTCACCTTTCCTGTAAGTTCTCCGCCGTTTATCAAATCGTCAGAAAAGACAATTCTCCTCATTGGGCAGAATCGGCATATAAGTATTTGTCCCGTTTCAAAAGTATATTTTGCCATGTTCCTTACCTCCCAATACGCCTCAATTGTGCTACTTGCAGTTCTGTTTGACCGTGCTGACTAGGCTGTTGTATTCTTCCACCCACTCGACATTTATCGGGTACCCAGCATCCCAGGCGCGTTTGATTGCTTCACAGACTTCGGCAAATCGCTGAGCGTCATGGATATATTTCGGCTTTAGTCCTATAGGCGGTAATTCAAGCATCTTTCTTTACCTCTTTCACAGTTCAAACGGAAGGCCGGTGTCCTGATCCGGATCCGGATACCCTCCGGCCGGGCCCGGCTGATATGGTTCCTCCGGCAAAGGCGCTGACTGCTGCTGTTTGCTCTCGCCAAACTCTATTTCATCGGCAATGACTTCCGTGGCGTAATGCCTTTTCCCTTCGGCATCATCCCAGCTTCGGGTCTGGATGCTTCCGACAACGATCATCTTGGATCCCTTGCGGAAATACTTGTTGGCGAATTCTGCCTGCTGGCGCCACGCGATGATCGGGATGAAATCAGCCTGCCGGTTTCCGCTGGCATCCTTGAACCTCCGGTCAATAGCCAGTGTGAAGGTGCATACCGGGACCTGGCTCGGCGTCATGCGCAGGTCAGGATCTTTGGTCAGTCTGCCGTTCAGGATTGCTTTGTTCATTTTTCGGGCTCCTCCTCGCTGAATTGATTCTTAGCCAGTGTCAGATACTTGCAGATGGCACCCTTAAACTTTCTTGCTGATTCCGAATCTCCGCCGGCATTCACTTTTTCGATTGATGTTGCCAGCTTTATGATGACTGTTTGCAGCTCTCCAAACAGGTGGTTGATGATGACGGTCTCGCTGTTTCCGGCCACCTTCAGCTGTCTCTCCAGATCCTGCGCCCGGGTTATTGCTGCGGCCTTTTCCTTTTCGACCGCCTGCAGGCTATTGCGGACCGCCTCGCGTCCGGACTCAATCCCTTCGTTTCTGGCGGTGACAACCTGCTGCTTGACCGCATCGATCTTTTTATTCATCTCGGTTTCAACATCCTTGCGGACTTTCGCCTCAATGTCTGCCTGGTTGATCTGTGGCTGTGCCTTGATGACCTGTTCTGCCTTGATCTTTTCTGCTTCCAATTGCTTGATGCGATCGCAAAGCGCATCAATTCTCTTATTGTCGTTTTCACCTGTTTCGTGAAGTGCTGTAGCAACGTCTTCTTTTTCTGCTTCCAGGAAGGTGAGCTGCTCTTTCGCTTTGGTCAGCTCATCAACCAGTTCTTTGATTTCCCGGGCGCTTTTCTCATTGAAATCATCCTGGGCGATAACTGACTCGCGGGTGGATTCCGGCAGCTGAGACAGCAGTTCCAATTTCGTGATCCCAAGCTGTGCATTTGACTGCAAAAACTCCGGACCGAGGCGTTCATAGGTGCTGATGTAGTTGTAGGCCTGCCGGCGCTTCATGTTGGCCATCTGCTCGACATAGTCGTCAAAGGTGTCATAGCCCAGATGCTCGTACGCCCTGCGGTCACGCATGAGCTTGAGATTCTTGCACAGATCAACAAGAGCCAGCGCGGCCATGATGCCATTGGCCATGATCTGATGGTGCAGTTCCATCGCCTCCTGATAAAGCGGTGACAGGTCCGTGACGTCCTTGGCGATCAGTTGATTCTCCATTGTGGTCCCCTTTCATTCGGCCTATACGGCGGCCGTTGCCATAACTCTTGTTTTCTGCTTGATCTTCTTTTTGCTCCGGTCCTGCCATGCCTTGATGAATTCTGCAACCTCCGGATCAGGCGCCTTGTTATGGTCTCCCCGGCATTGGATCATTCTCCCGTCACGCCATTCGACGGTGTACAGCGATTCATCCGGTGCATCCTGCCTCCGAACCAACAGGATCGTTGTTTTGCCTGTTGCCACCAGATCTGCATAAGTCCCGACACAGTGATGGAGCGCAGCTCCTTCGTTGATGATCTCTGCAATGTCGACCGGCGGCCGGATGAGATATCCTTGAGCGTGATATCCATGAGTCATCAGATCTTTCTGGTATCGCTTGCTGACTGCTGAATCCTTTTCTGCATTCTGGACAATCTGGAATCGCTTCATTTCGCGATCATGAGCCGTCTTGATGTCCTTGGGAAACAGAATTGATCGATCCGTCATGTCATAGCCCAAGCCTTGGCAAAACCGCAGATAATCGAAATACAGGTGATATTGGCCGTATGGTGATGATTTGATCCACTCCGCGATCCTCATGGACGGCGCCAGCTTCTTGCATCTCAAGTATTCGTCCTTGTACAGTGTGAAGCGTTTGAGATCATCTCCGCTCGGGATCGGTTCCTGTTGCCTGATGAATGTCCGCAATGTCTCCAACTCCAATATGTCGAGATTGTTCTTTCTGGCATAGGCGATGTGCTTCTTGGGCAATTTCAGAAACCCCTCAATCGTCGTGGCGGCCGGCTTGAGATACCGTGTATCAAATGCGATGATGCTTTCTGCCAAACTGTCCCATCCTGTTTTTTCCATGAGCTCGACCGGCTTGATCCATCCTGAGAAGTAATCCAGTACGTCGCCTTTGATTGAGAACTGCGATTTCTTTGCCATCGCCGAATATTGGAAACAGGTCCCGGCTATGATTTCCCGGATGTTTCCCACATAGTCAAAGTCTTCATCCTCCGTGACCCATCCCAGAAAGTTATGGGTATTGAAGCTCGTTCTGATCGACTCATTCCATCCGTTCATGTATTCACCGTTGGTTATGTAATAACCGCTCGAGTACCGCTTGACGTTCGTTCCGTTGTTGAATACCCGTTGCCGTTCCCACCAGCTGAAATTCTCCTTGATCTTGCCGTCCCAGTTGAAGCATTCACGGATGATGCTGAACCTCCGGATCAGGATCCCTTCGTCTGTGCGCTGCATAATGCGGAAATTGAAATTGTCTCGTTTCATATCTTTTCGCCTGTACTTGCCAACACAGACAGCGGTCAGCTCATAGTTGCACTGCGGACAGATGATCAGTTGCTTGTGCTTGGGTGTAATGATGAATCGCTGATCGATGTATTTCTTGCAATGGCTGCAGTAGTTGTACCCGAACCGGCGGTCACGGTTATAAAACAAATAGTGATGGCTTTTCAGGCAGATATCGTTGATCCAGTCATCAACCTCCGGTGGCAGCGTCTCCGGAACCATTGCCATCAGCCGGTCGCGTTCTGCGTTGTGCTTGATCCAATTCTTTGCCATTCTTCCGGCCCTCCGTCACAGAAGGTCAAACAGGCTAATGTTTCCAAGATCAGGACCGGCCGGAGGCTTTGGCGCTGGCTTGACGACAGTCAGATCAGAAATCTCGTAATATTCCCGGACCCAGCCATAGACTTCGTTATCCTCGATCATGGCCACGCCGCCGAATGCTGATTTTTGTGCATGGCTTTTGATACTCTGCATTGCGCCTGACAGCGACTTCTTCGGTTCCAGTATCTTCACGGCGTTTTCTTCGTTGGTCAGCAGCTCATCGATGATGTAGCTTCCGATCGCTGCGAGCTGTGCGCCGCCCTTCTTGGATTCTTCGGTGATTCTTTCCTTGGCCTGTTCGATTGACATGATTGCTTCCTCCCTATCTGATGAGTCTCAGTTCAATGTCCGGATACAATTCCCGGAACTGTTTGGACTTGATGATGAAATCCTTTGTGGGATGGCCCTTGACGTCCTCCACCCAGATCACGCCCTGGTTGTCACAGACAATGAAGTCTGGCCGGTACCGGACGCCGCCGGTGAGCAGGAATGACGGCTGACGATTGAACCATCTGATTGTGCGGCTGTGCAGCATCAGCTTCAGGTCCTCAAAATGTCTTGCTTCAGCTTTGCTGTCAAATTTGATCCCGTTGCTGAATGTCTTCACGGCGTGCAGCTTGTTCGGCTTCGGATCCGGATCGGCAGCGAGCAGCTGCTTGAATGTCTCCTGGCACTTGTTCTGACCTGCAGGCGTGGATAACTTTTGCTCTGACTTCACCATGTGGTTGTATTCCTGCAACGAGTAATGAGGCACGCCGTTGACTATCCTGGGCATTTCGGTATGTTCTCCTTCCGCATCTTGATCGTGATGTAGGTTCCTCCGGCGACGGCATTCTCCGATACCTGGCATCTGGTGAAGACATATCCCGGGTAAAGCTTCTGGAAGTGTTCCCGATCCTCAGGGATCTGCGCCAGCTGCTCAATCTTCCGCTTGGTCCACTTGTGATCGTTGACGCTGATCTGCGGCTGCTTGAGGTTCTTCGACTGGCACCAGCGTTTGCTGCCCGATGGATCCTTTGCGATGTACGTGGCCAGCGCCTCGAATCCGCTTTCGTCTGGTTGCAGTCTATCGGCATTGCACCGGCCTTTCCCCCAGAGCCGTTCGATCGTGTCCCGGTCCATGTCCCCGCTCATGATGATGTGATGATGGATCCGGATGCTTGGCCTTGCGTCTGATGGATCCCGGCACTCGATGATGGCGATGTACTTGAGTTCTGGCAGTTCGTGCTTCTTGCGGTATGCCTTGACCCTCCGGATATAGTTCATGATGTCCCGCCGCGCTTCCTCGACACTGGCCGGCAGGTTCTCCGGCTTGTAGGTCAGGTGGATGGCCAGATCATGGATGTCAAAGTTTGCGTTGATCAATCTGGTCAGGTGCTTCTTGGCGTTCTTCTCGTTCAGGTTCTGTTGCTTGGGCTTTGATTCCTTGCACTTCTGTTTTCGTGATTTCAGTGTCTCCTGGATCGTTACCGGATAGAGCTCTACTTCGAGGTAGCGTCCAGACAGGATGCGCTTCTCTCGGTATGGCATTCTAGTGATCCTCCAACGTCGATAAGATAATACCCAGTACGAGGACAATACCCGGCCGCGCCGGGCTTTGTGTCATTCAATTATTCTGGCTACTTCGTGTCGGTCGGATCCTCAGATTCGTCTGGCAGTTCGGTCCGGTCACAGTCACATCTTTCAGCCGGATCCAGCCAGGCGCCACACCTTGGGCACTGTTTATATTTCACTGGTATGCCCCTTCCTTGACGGGGAGCGTTCTGCGCATTAATATGTATATATATAGGAAATGCGCTTTCTTCTCCCTCATGCTTGGCCCCCGGGTTGCGACCGGAGGCCTTTTTTATTTCTAAATATCTTCCAGTCTCACTTGGGCTGCATCCGGATCGGTGAGAATATACCGGCCATCGATATGATTGACGACGAACGCCTGTGATACTCCGGTCATCTGCAGGCTCTCCCGCTTGACCTTCACGTTCACCTTGTGTTCTGCCGGCTTGAATTGCTTGGCACCGCGCTGGCCGTTGAAGGCGACCTCAAATTTGATGGATGCTGTCACGGTGACTTCGTTCGTGTCATCAGCTGCCTGAACTGCAGCAGCCATGGCATTGTTGAGGTCCTGACGGAACTCGGTCATGAACGCATGGTCAATGGACAGGTCAGGCAGCGCTGTGGCTGCGTCTTTGACGAACAGTTGGATTGTTTCTTTTGCTCATTTGATTGCCTCCTTGGTTTTCAGCCATTCGATAAACTGGTACTGATATTCAGGATCTCCCGGCATGTCTCCCCAGCCTGTCTGCTTGCGGAACTCAGTGTGCATCCCGTGGATCCAGATGATGTATTCCATACCGCAAAAGCTGTCTTCTTGTTTGATGTCGTGCACCCGGTAAAATTCGAGGATGTACGGATTCTCCAGATCTTCGATCAGAAAGAACGTCATTGCGTTGCCTCCTGGTTCAGCCACTTGACCAGCCCTTCATGGCAATTGTCGACGCTGCATCCTTCGCCCTTGTACTCGAAGCCACACATCTTGCAGCCCATGAACAGGCGCTCAGACAGCTGGTCGTTGTCCATCTTCCGGATCTTGTCACCGTTGGTCGGCATCTTTTCCTGCTTCCAAGCTACGCACCAAGCATTATCGAGCGGAATTCCCTTTTTCCTGAAATGAAAAACATTTGCGCATGTTTCTCTGCTTATGCACTGTGAACATGTTTCTCCGGGCATGGCTATCTCCTTTCAGCGTGCTTGTTGTAATTGGTTGGCAGCCCGAGCCGCTTGCGCCATTTGAGGATGATGTGCTTCTCGACATTGACCAGTCTGGCAATGTCCGGATCGAGTTTCCCTTGGTCGTATAACCTCCGGGCCAGCGCTGTGTCAAATATCAGGCGGTGCATGTTTGGCTTGAGGTTATTGCGGTCCCGCCATGATCGGACGGCCTTGATTGTGCAGCCGACTGCATTTTGAATTTCCTGATCGGTCAATCCCTGCGAATGAAGTTCAAAGAAACGGCTCTGCTCTTGTTTTGCATGTAAGCATTTCTCTTGAATCAATGGCCTGATCGTGTCCCTGCTGCAGTCATTGAGATCAGCGAGGATGCCGATCCGGTCCTGCCCTGGTGCCATATCCCGGAATCTCATCCGGATCTCTCCGTCGCTCATCATGGCTCATTTGACCTCCGGTACCGGCCGGCGCTTAGACTTGATCGCGGTCTTGATTTTGCCGAGGATGCCCTTCTTCTTGGCTTTGGCAGCGTTCTTGACATTCTCTTCGCGTTCCTGTTTCAACTGCTCTTTGCGATAGAGCTGGATCTGAGCTTTGTGACCTAAAAAAGCTCCCTGTTGCTTGGCGATCCCTCTGGCGATGGTTCTCTGTAGACTGCTCATTTTGCTTCCTCCTGCTCGTTTAGTTCTGCTGCTTTTGCTGCTGCTTCTTCGCGATCGAGAGTGTATTCTCCCCAGTATTCCCTGTTTCCCGAATGATCGACCTCATTGATGTCACGAAGGCGATAAACCCGATAAAACTTGATTCCATCAATTGGATTGGATGTTATTCTCCATTTGCCTGCATTGCTCATTCCTTTACTTCCTCCCAGTCCATCACTGCTGCATAAACTTTCAGACTCAATTCCGCAGCGGCCCGGCTTGGTCCCCATGACATGGTTGGCAGTTTCGTCCAGGCTCCTGTCTTGTTCAGGGCACATGCCGCGTATAAGTTTGCTTCGGTTCTTGCCCGGACCTGCACCCTACGGTTATAGTCGTCGATGTATGTTGTTGCCATCGTCTTTGCCTCCTATGGCCGGGTGTAGAAGATCACACAATCGAGCTTGTCGTTGCTGACATCGATGCCGTACCCGATTTCCCTCAGCTGGCGGTCGATTCTATCCTGTGATGCGTCGAGTTCTTTCACTTCCTGTTTCGTCCGGATCAAAGAGAATCCGAGAAAGACGATTAAGAATACGACGATGGTTACCAGAAACAGGTTGAATATCCGGTTGACCTTCAGTTCATGTTCACAGGCCCGATATTGCTCAATACGCATTTGTTCTCCCATCTTTCGCGGCCAGGCTCATGGCCCAGCGCTGAGTGATCCGGTCGAAGTGTGCGGTCAGTGCCCGGTCCTCACAGATCACATCCAGTTTATTGACCTCATCGATGTGGCTCTTGAGTATGCCGGCCTTGCTCATCCGGTCGCGCTTGTTTCGGATCCGCGCCTCGAGGTCACAGTGTGCTTCAGCTTCGAGCGACTGATATAGAAAGTTGTAGGCGCTCTGGTAATTCTGCTGGTACCGGTAGCAGGTTCCTCTGACTTTCTTGGCCAGCTGGTCCCGGGCGTTGGCGTCCAGGATCGGCTCTGTTGCTTCTGCAATCTGGTTGATCTTGTTCTCCGTGATCGTTACCCGGCGTTCCATATCGAGCATCAGCTGCGCTTGAGCAACCAGCATCTCAGCCTGTGTCATGGGTTTGGCTTGAAACTGGCCGGTCTTGCGGATGGTCGGCAGGATCGTGCCGGCGACATAATCCGTGAATCCCTCGGCCTCCGGTTTCCGGCTGGAGAATGCCAGCTTGTATACTCCGGATTCATTGATGATCGCCATCTGCTGCGGACCGCCAAGGGTGTCGGTATTACCGACCCCCTTCATTGATTCCGACAATCTGCTCAGAGCGTCGTTGTGATTTCTGATGTCCAGCATGTCGCAGACGTCCTTAGCGACAAACCAGACTTCGTTATTGATGACAACCGTCCGGATCGGCTTGTCCGAGTATTTGAAAACAGTCAATGTGTTCATGCCATCACTCCGCCTTTCGGGAAATATTCAGGCAGCTTGTCATGGGGAATCCTCAGCAGGTCCATCACCGCGTACATCTCATCCAGTCTCCACTGTTCGCGGCCAGTCATCCTGGCGCTCATGGTTGCTTCGTGAATTCCTATCCTCGTTGCCAGTTCAGCTGCTGTCATATCGTATTCGACTAGCTTGGCGCGGATCATGTTAAACGGTCTTGCCATGTGAAACACCTCCACAGTTAGGGCATCTTTTTGCTGTAGTAATCCATCCGCAGCACTTGCACCGCGGCGTTGTGTATGTTATTCTTCTCATGGAGTCACACCTCCGACATTTTATTTCAGATCATTTAGACCGTCCTGATTGAAGCAGGGCGGTCTTTTTTTGTGTTACGATGGTTTGAAAGAAAGGGGGTGATAAAATGGATAGAGATAAAATTCATCAGGTAGTTGATTCCGTCTATGAATCGCTGTTAGAAAAACACAATCAAGATATTAAAGAAAGAATTGATAAAATGTTAAAATCTGGTAAAGATGGGAAGATTGATGTTACTGAATTTGTTGGTAAATACGCAATTATTCTTTACGGTGCAACCATGAATTTCACAGCTACTCTTTTGGGCGAAGTTTTGGCAGACCTTTTCCCCGACGAATCGCCGAATTCTTAATTTCCTCGGTCAGTTTATCTCCATCAATCACGATCTCGCCGGCGCTCTGCTTCTCCAGGGCGTCGGCTATTCTTTCAAGTGATGCTGCGATCCGCTTCATGTTGCGAACATCTTTTAGATTTCCTAAATATGAGTTACTTATGATATCCTTCTTAGTCAGCTCTTCGATCGGCATCTTATCCAGATATTCGTCGGAAAAAAACATGATCTGCGAATCGTATTGTTTGTAATATTTGTATTTCTCATCAATCGGCAGAATGCCCATTTTCTGTATGCTTTTGCGTTTATTTTCATCCATATAATTTCCTCCTTCCTCACATACTTATGTCCTCCGGCGCTCCTGGCCGGCTTACTGTCATTTCCATTCACACACGGTTTATCCCTTCGCTCTCCCGTGCTGTCCCGTCCGTCGCCGCGCTATAACGCCATTCGGCTGTCGCGTTGATGCCTTTAGTGATTTAATAGTTTATTCTGATTCGTCTGTTTGTGGCGTTTGTGCCACGCCAGAAGTTAAAAAAATATCATCGTGTTCTCTGTTGAGAATACGTTGTAATACTTTTGCTTCAGTCAATGTAAAATCAGAAAATCCACTAATCTTGTGGTCAAGCGTCCTCCGCGTGATGGATAGTTTTGCGGCCAACTGGTCCATACTGTAACCTGCAAGTTTTGCATATCCTGCAATCATGACATAAGGTTCATGCTTTATGGCTTGCTTCATGTTTCGGTTCACCTCTTTTCCGCGTGGCGTTTGTGCTACATTCAAATTACTGCTAACCCGTGGCGTTGTCAATACGTATTTTCAAATAATTCACACATTTTTGTTGTTTTTTCGACACATCAGATAGATAATAAGCTCATGAGGGAGGTAACCGAAATGGAATCATTAGGCAAAAGAATAAAAAGGCTAAGGATTGCAGAAAAAATGACGCAGGAAGATGTTGCTTCCGCACTCAAAACAAGAGGAATTAAGGCAGATAGAGGAACCGTGGCGAGATGGGAAACAGATGTGCAGATGCCTACTGTGTCGCCGTGCAGGGAGTTGGCGCACATTTTTGGCGTAACGCTCGACTATATTGTCGAGGGAATCGAGCCGTACAAAATGTCGTGCACAGGAAAAGAACAAGAAGTAATTGAATCCATCAGAAAACAACCACGCCTTATTTTTATTTATGAAATTGTAAAAGAATTTACAGACAATGAAATATCATTAGCGATCCGGCTACTTGGTTCTATTAAAAATAATGACAATGGATTCAACCAGGCCAAGTGATGCAGTGCTATTCTTAATGCTTCGGTGAGAATGAACCAAAATATTATCTTAGGAGAACTGGATGAAAAAGGCGTTTGTCTTAATTATTACTCTTTTGGTAGTCTTGTCAGGGTGTTCTTCGATGGCTACAACATCCATCACAGCAACAACAACTACATTTCAGTATTTGCCAAGCAAAGATAGTGTGGCTTATAAAACCGGAGTTGATGTACTCGAAATAACTGATAAGTTTTTGAATATTAGTGCTGATCTTCAAAATAAACTAACGACAAATACTTCAAGTGAAAAAATGGATGCATTAAAAAATACCGGCCTTAAATTACTTAATTTATACGTTAAAACATTGAAAGATCAAAGTTCATTATTAAAAGCTCAGTCAATAATTGATAACCATAATAGTGATATTCGAGTTGGTCCATATACAGACTTAATTCAAGCAAATACTGCTTTGTTGGCAAACATATCAGAAAGAGATACCCTTCATATTGAAATCGGCATTCAGACTAACGACGAATTGCTAAAATATAGAAACGAATTGTCAGAGTGTTTAGGCAAGGAAAACCGCGCAAAATAATGTACCACATTTTTAAGTGAGGTGACTCATTATGCCTATTCCGTACTGGAACGAAAAACAGCAGCGCTGGCAGCTGAATATACAAAGGAAAGGCACGCGAAAGACATTCACGTCCTCCAAGCCTCGCGACAGAGAGAAGGCCGGGATGGCGGAGTGTCGGCGGAAGGCTGCCATTTGGATTGAAGGGAATGCTGATAAGTCTGGCATGCGATTTGATCGTGCATTTGAAGCATACATTGCATCGCAAGCCGAAATGGTCAGCGAAGCAACGATCAATCAGCGAAAGTCCTACGGAGAATTGTACCTTGTTCCCAAACTCGGATTGAAAAAAATGTCTTCGATTACCGATCAGGACTGGCAGGATATAATAGCGGCATCCTGGAGAACACTCTCAGACAGAACCGGTCGGAAACTCAGCAAAAAGACACTCGCAAATATTCGAGCTGTTATCGCTAATTTCTGGCAGTTTGCAAAGCGATCACAGATGATTGATCATATCCCTGATTCCCTGATTCTTCCAAAGACCGCAGTCAAGCTTCCGCAACGCATCCTGCAACATGACACGCTGAATACTTTGTTCAAGCCATCCGACGCTTTCTATATTTATCTATGGCGATTTATGGCAGTTACCGGGTTGCGTCCTGGTGAAGCGATGGGCTTGCAGATTGACGACGAAAAGGACGGAATGCTGACGATCAACAGATCAATCACGGTTGACAGTACCGAGAGCAAAGGGAAGAACGAAAACGCGCTGAGGAAGATCAAGCTTCACATGATTGCCCGTGAAATATTGTCCGAACAAAGCGCGATGCTATTTGCAAAAGGGATCAAATCAAAATGGATCTTTCCTAACAAATGGGGCGATGCTCCTGTTACCTCCGGTGTGCGCTCTGCTTGGGATCGGTATCGCGCCCAGAACGGTATTGACTGCACCATGTATGGCCTGCGACATTCGTTCGTATCGCTCGCCAAGGTAGACTTGCCGCTTGCTTTGATGAAGCGGGTGGTTGGCCACAGTGAGGATATGGACACACTCGGGACATACGGTCAGGATGTAGACGGTGAGCTGGAACAGGCAGCTGCGATCCTGGACAGCCTATTTTCCCGGATTATAAATACACGTTAAAAGTACACACTCGGCTTTTATACCCCACAAATACGATTGAGTGATGAACGAACCGAGTTAGTTGTACCAGCACTTGCACTATGATGGTTAGCGCAATATTCAACCCTCTGACGGATTCAAGTCCCATTGACCGCACCAGTGAAAATCCCTGTCGCTGTAGGGCGATGGGGATTTTCTATTTTCCGGGTACACGCTAAAGTACACACTTTCTCTTGAAGATGCAAAAAGCCGCCCGGATCACTCCGGACGGCTCTTCTCTTTCAGTGTGCATTTGACTGCCAAACATTGATTGTCCCACGTCGCACAGTCGCACCGACCGCGCTTGGCCTTGCAGTAGTGGCCGACATCACAGTCGGCGCGAGCAGTGCCAGCGTAGGCAAGCGCAGACAGCGAGGATGGTTATCAGGGCGATCATGCCGGGTACGTGATCTCGGACGTATAGGTGATGGTGAGGGCCTGACCATTGTTGACGGTGACCGGAGTGGCGAGGACGTCGCGAGAGATGAGAACGAGTCTGTCCGCTCCAACGTTAACTTTAATAATCCAACCTATTTCTGCCACGGTAATACTTGATCCGCTTGAGTTTGTAAACACGCGAGAGAGAACAGAAGTAGCTTTTTTTGTTCCTGCATTATAAGAAAATACAGGGGTATTGCTAATTCCGTATAAAAGATTACCAGCTGCGGACCCGCTTGCAATGATAGCCTGTAAATTGGTGTGTTCAAAAGACTCCGCAGTACTGCTTGTTCCCACACATATTCCCAATCCCGAGGTTGCGGCTCCATTTATTAAATTGGCCATTGCCCCGGTTGGTACATAAAACAAATTTTCTTCGCTTCCGGTTGGTCTTGCTGCGCCAGTGGTATCGGACACAGTCAATGTTCCTGCACCATACGCTCCGCCGCCCGCCCTGCCGCTGGCTGGCAGAAAAAGTTGCGCAAGAATATTGTACGAATTACGTACCCATGAGTTTGACTTGCTTGTCAATACTTCAACGACCGTGCCATCAGCATCTCGTACTTCTGCCGTGATAAACTGTACGGGTGGTGGCGGCAGGTGCATGGCATGACACCGGCGGTTTATGTCGTCGATACCGCGTAGTACCTTCTTTGTGATTAGGTTTGTTACTTTCATCTCGTCCTCCTTTATGTGACCACGGCGACAACTGTCTTTGTCGGCAGAGACGGAACTTGCACGTTTTCGCCCGGACCAAGGCCTATCCCGGTAACCCCGGAAACCAGCGTTCCGACAATAATATCAAGCGCAGCAGATATGTCGCCAAGCCCTGCAAACAGCGCGTTGAACTCGCCCTCTGTACCGGCATACCCTCCGGCTACAGCGGATTCGTATGCAGTCGTGCCATCGGCACCTGCAGCGCCATCACTTCCTGCAACGCCCTGTATACCCTGAATGCCCTGTATGCCTTGAGCACCGTCTGCTCCTGCTGCTCCGGGCGCACCATCTGCGCCGGCTGGCCCCTGTATACCTTGAATCCCTTGCGCCCCTGCTTCTCCGGGCAATCCCTGTACTCCGGCTTCACCTGCCGGGCCTTGTATACCCTGTATGCCCTGTGGTCCTGCCTCGCCCGGTATGCCCTGAACACCTGCCGGACCCTGTGCTCCCGGTGCTCCATCGGATCCGTTCGCGCCAGCAATACCCTGCGGTCCTGCGGCGCCTTCTGGTCCTGCGGCGCCTTCTGGTCCTGCAGCGCCTTGAATACCTTGCGGTCCGTCTGGTCCGGCTGGGCCAGCAGCGCCCTCAGGTCCGACATCGCCATGCACGCCTTGTGCACCAGCGGCTCCCTGTGGCCCTGCAACACCCGCTGGCCCGGTAGCACCGATTAGCGAGGCCAGATAAACCGACTCAGCACCTACACCGCCATTGTCAAGCCAGACTTCATAGGCAGACTTGCCACGCGCTCCGGTTGCAACAGCACCTGATACTTTCGTTTCTTCCGTAGACAGGATGCCAATAATCTCACTCATGTGACATCCCCCAACAGCGTGTATTTGGCAGGATAGACGATCGTCTTCACCCTGCCGGTAGCTGACTCGTATTGAACATCGTACACATACTCGCGTGCTTCGAGAGTCGCCGTGTCGTCCGGTTCAAAATCCATGATTGCTTTGCCCGCGTCGAAGACGGTGACAATCTTCTGGAGAATCAGGTCACCATCAATCTCTGTCTTGATCGTCATCGTCACGGTGTCACCGGCCACGAACAGGATCGGCACCGGCGGTGTGGCGTCGTTCGTCATCGAAATCGTCAGTGAGTCCGAGTCGCCGCGCATCTGGGTACAGTCATTGCCAACTATCAGCATGTCACACCTCGTATTTCTTGTTGATTGCGGACTGGGTTCTCAGGTCGGTGAGCATCACATCGTTTTCCGCTTGCAGTTTTGCTATGGTGGTTTTCAGTTCCTCAGCACGAAGCTGGCCGGCGCCAATCTCGTTGGTCAGGAATGCGATGTGCTCGGCCTGCTGCGCTTTCTCTGCTTCAAGCTGGTCGATCTGCTTGTTGGCTTCGTCCAAGGCAGGCTTATAGTCGACTGGCGCCTGAACTTCGCGAGCTCTGATTGCTTCATCAAGTGCGGCCTGTGTTTGCGGACCGGCGACGCCATCGACTGTCAGACGATATTCTGTCTGGAAAGCTCGGACAGCTGCATCCGTCTTATCGAGAAAGTTCCCGGCTATGTTCCCGATCTCATAGCCCAAGGTTTCTAGTTTCTGCTGCAGGGCAAGGACAAGCGCACCGGTGTCACCGTGGCTCAGGGTTGTGTATGACATAATCTGGCCTCCTAATGTGTCGATGAACGGATTGCGGATGAACCTCTCCCAGTATCCCTGGCTGGCATCGATGGCACGCTCGACGACACCATCATCACGGCCCATTGCTTCAGTCACCCACGGCACGCCATTGACGATGCGCGTCACAATCCCGATATGGTTGGCGTTACCGGTCTCGTCGTTGATTCTGACTGTGAAGTCGCCCATCCTCAGATCTGTTTTTTCGATCTTGATGCTTTTGTCATAAATGCCGTCTGCGGTCGTGTCGTAGCTGATCAGCCCCATCTCTTGCAGTGCCCAGATAATCAGGCCGCTGCAGTCGAATGCAATGCTACTTCGGCCTCGCTTGATCCATAATGCGATGGCACGGTTTGCGTTCGTCGTGCTCGTCTCCATGCTACGGATCTGCGACTCGGACGTTATCAGGTGTCCCTGTCCGCCCCAGACGTAGATAGCAGTGTTGATCCACTGGCGAATCAGTACGATAAACTTATCTAGCATCACACACCGCCTCCGGTGTCTTTCTTCGCCGCATCCCCTGAAGCAAATGTCACCTGATATGCGCCCATAGCTGACGAAGCCACCAGGACAGCATTCATAACCGCCAGCGCATAATCCTGAGCCAGTCCGCCGGCAATAATCGTTACGCCGATCTGGATCAGCAGGGCAATGCCCAGCGACATCAATCTCGTGTCAATGCTGGGAAACGACGGTTTCACATACTGTACAATCAGAAGCGTTGCCGCGACCGCGCCGGCAAATGTGCTCAGTCCTGCCCAGGTAATCAATTCATTCATGTTTTTTCTCCTTCGCTTAAATCTGTTGCCCGCGCATTTCGCGGAGGCAGGTTGCATAGTCGCTGATAGATCTCTGTTCCAGTTCCATTGCCTCCGAGGGCGTGATACTGTTTGTAGATGTTTTCAACATTCCGAAGACCGTTAATGCTAATCTCGCCAGCTTTTTCACATTCTTCATATATTTGGTAAAGCCGGTCCCACAGAAGCGCCATCATTCCAAGGCATATGTAGTCCTGCCGTTTTACCTGACAAGCTAGTTTTCGATAGGCTAATGTCAGCGCTGCAATGATGCAACCGAAAACCACTTGCAACCAGTATTTGATAATCCAATCCTGCATTGTTGTCGTCTCCTAACGTCAAATCTAGATGGTATGAAAAAGCCCGGTGGTTAGCCGGGCAGGAAGCGGATGTTCAGACTGGTACAAGTGAGTCGTCAATTACAAACAGTGCATCAATGTAGTCTTCTGTTCCGAGTATTTCAGCAGAACCAACAACCCCGCTCATGCTGAATGTATGTATTTCACCGGGTGTTCCTGTTGCAAATGCCGCAAGATCACTTGATATTTTTACAAGTTCGTTGATGTGGTGGAAAGTGCCAAGGTCTTGCATATATGTCCAGGTACTGCCATAGTCTGTAGATTTATACATCTTGTGGGAACTTGATTGACCATAGATCATCGAAGTGCCAATAATGACACCGTCTCCCATATCGCACAGATTGCTGACAAGAAATCCTGGCGTCGTTGGAAACCCAGAAGCCGGAGCCCAGTCAATCCCAGAATTGACGGATTTCCAAACAGCACCGTCCAATGCTCCAGAGACAAGCAGAATACCATTGCCCAGATATATGATATCGGTTGTGTTTTTGTCCTCGTCCAGATGTACTGTGTCGGCCCAGGTGTCTCCATAATCCACTGATTTGTAAATTGCTGACGAGACCATGTACGAACAGGCAAACACCACTCCGCCGCCAATGTTGGCAAACCGATATGGCATTTTCAGTTCTGTTTCCGTTCCCGTCCACGAATCACCGGAGTTGGTAGACTTATATACTTTTTTATCAGTACAGCTTGCTAATACAATCCCATTGCCTAGGTATACCAGATCATAGACATATTCATATGACTGCAATGCTTGCTTAAATGTCCAGGTTGATCCGCCATCCAGTGATTTATAGATAGTTGCATTCTCGCCACCGCCCGCAAGTATTACCCCGTTGCCGAGATTTGCGAACGCATATATGTCATCTGTCGCACCCAGCCGTTGCATCAATGTCCACGTTGCGCCTCTGTCCAACGAGCTGTAAACCTGCCCATTTGGATGAGTTCCGGCTAGCATGGTTCCTGACGGCAACCGAGAAGCGATCAAGTCCGTCAGCCAATCTTTTGGCATCTGATTTCGGAACATGGCCAGCCAGTCGATGCCAGTAAAACCCCAAGGGTCCAAATCACCGTTAGGGTCAAAGCCATAATCCTTCCACTCATCCGGGGCCAACCCGAGGATGAAGTGATTCATGGCGTTGTAGCCGACAGGCATCAGGCCGGACCAGGTCGTCAGCAAATGCGGGATGCCGAGGAACACGGATACCGCGTGCATCCGGTCCTCAAGCCCCTGGATCTCTGACTTGGTCATCACCCATGTGCTCGTGCGCGTGCCCGGCACGAATGGCGTCACATAAAGGAGGACGAGATGAAAGTAACAAACCTAATCACAAAGAAGGTACTACGCGGTATCGACGACATAAACCGCCGGTGTCATGCCATGCACCTGCCGCCA